TCCTGTACCCAAATTCCATGCAGATATTGCTCCTTTTGCTATAACTTTCCACATAGCATTTACAAAATTCCTAAATCCAGCACATTTTTTATATAACACTACTAATATTGCAATGACAGCGGCTATTGCAACTATTATGAACACAACAGGATTTGCTAAAAATGCAGCTTTCATAGCTAGCCCTATAAATTTAATAGCTTTTACAATTCCCATTAATGATTTTATTGCAACACTTCCAATTTTTCCAAAAGTACCTATTGCTTTTAATTTATCAAATATCATTATTCCGTTAGATATTACACCAAACAATGGATTGAATATTTTAGTAACAGCTCCAATCCCTAATGATAGCAATCCAATAATACCTATTATTTTTAAAATACTTTGAGTAAGTTGTGGATTCTTTTTAATCCAATCCGCAATACTTTTTATAGCAGGTCTCAGCTGAGTAGCAATTTTAATTAAGCTTGGTGCCAATGCATTCCCCAAATCTACCCCTACATTAACTGCTGTATTTTTTAAAGTATCTAAATGACTTTTTAAAGTCTTTACCCTTTCAACATATTCTTTATCTACACTTCCAGCGGTTTTAGACTTATCATGTACATTTTTTAAAGATTTTTCTACTTCATCAATATGTTTTGCTAATTCAGATGCAGACTGGATACTCTCCGTACCAAATAAATCTTTTAATGTTGCAGCTTGAACATCCTTAGGCAAAGTTTTTATCTTTTGAAATACTTTCAACATAGTACCTTCTCCATCAATCTGCATATCTTTTGCCACTTGTTTAGCACTAAGTCCTAATTTCTCAAAAGCCGCTTTTTGTCTTTTTGTGGCACTTTCTCCCGCAACTAATCCAAGTGAAATATTTTTTAATCCTGTAGCTGCAACTTCTGCTGGAACTCCAACAGCAACAAGATTCGCTCCTAACGCTGCTACACCTTCTTTTGAAACTCCAGCCATTCCTCCTAATCCAGCTACTTTACTTGAAATATCTACAACCTCTGGAGCAGTCACGGCAACTGTATTTGCCAAATAGTTAATTACATCAGCGTATTCCATTACTCCTTTTTGATCTAAGCCTAACTGAGCTCTAGTTTTTGCTAAAAAATTACCTGCAGCTTCAGTATTCATGTCAAATGCTACTTTAATTTTAGCTGCATCTTTTGTATATTGTGCTAATTCATTAGTATTTATTCCTGCTTGTGCTCCTGCTCCCGCTATTTGAAATAATTCAGCTTGTGACACTGGATTGCTTTCACTAAAATTTCTCATAGCCTGATAAAATCCAGCTTCCATTTCTTTAGAACTAAATTCTGCAACTTTTTTCAAGTCAGCCTGTGCTTCTTCTAAGTCTATTGCCATTTTTACAGGAACAGCTAACGAAGCAGTCATTCCAGCTCCAACATTAAAAGCTTTATCTCCAAAGTTTTTTACTTTTCCCCAGCTATCCATTCTTTGCTTATGTCGATTATCAGCTTCTTTTAGTTTCTGTTGTTTTTCCAATTCTTTTGATACTTTTGATAAATTTTCTTTATATTGTTTTAAACTATTACCTTCAGCATCTATTGCACTTCTTGCAGCTTCAAAGAGATGTTTTTGCCTTTCTTTTTGTTTATTCAAATTATTTACTATTTTTTCTTGTTCTTTGATTTTTTCAGCAAGTTGGGTATTGCTTCTTCCTGTTTTTTCATAAGCTTCTTTTAACTCCCTAAGTTTTCTACTTGCTTGTAAAAATTCTTTACTAACATTAACATATGCACTTTTCAAGTGTTCCACTTTTTCAACGCTTTTTTGTGCCTTGTCCAGTTCTTTCATTTGTTTTTCAAGATTTTTAGCACTCGAAGACATAGTTTTCATAGCATTTCCAACATTAGCTAATCCAGATAATGCACTCGTAGCAACAGCTGACATGACAATATTTAATTCCATATTTTTAGCCACAGAAACTCCTCCTTTCAAATATATTTAAAGTTTTTTAAAGAGGAAATTTGAAATAAACAGTGTTAAAACGTGACTAAAATGCCACGTTTTATTCATTATTTTCTCTTATCCTTTCGTTAGCACGTTCTACAAGTTCATTTCCTCTCTCTATCCAATACTGTAGTTCATATAAGCTACAGGATATCAATGTATCATAGCTGATGTTTAAATTTATTTCAGAATGATTTAGTACACCTAACAGATCAGTCACTATATCCTGTAATTGTATATTTTGACTTACTCTGTTTCCAAAATCTCTTCCTGATTCGTTTCGTCCACGTTCCCTGTATCTACAGTAGTCTCTTCTGAATCCGAGACTACTATAAAATTTCTTGCAGCAGTTATTACTTTTATATAATCTTTTCCTTTTAACTCAAGCAAACTTCCGTATTTTATTCCGCTTGCCTTTTCGGCTACAGTAAGTAACCATCCATCTTCAAGTTCTTTTACAGCTGCTCCTTTATTTCTCTTTTTAAATTCACTTTCAGCGATTAACAATTTTTTTCCTGTCAAACTTTCAAAATCCAATTCAATTTCTGTATATTTTTTCCCATCAAGAGTATATTCCTGATTTAATTTAACTATTTCTGCCATTTTTTACCTCCTAAAACATTCCTAAATATCTTCTTAACTGATTATTGTCTTCACCATTTATTTCCGCAATATTGTTCAGTACATCTATATGTACTATTTTCTTACCTTTAAATGTTAATTTATAATATGTACAAGCTATATCAATACTTGTTTCAATTTTTGCTCCAGGTTTGGCTTTTAAACCATCTATAGTTTTAACCATTCCTTTAAATGTTGCATCAAAATCTCCAAGTCCTGCTCCATGAGTAACTTTATCCATATACTGATAAGCTCCCTTTAACTCGAACATCATAGGTTGCATATTATTAAGTCCTATCATTGTGTCATCAACTGAATCCATTTTTATTTTTGCTTCAAGTTTTTTGTAATGCCCCATTAACGGAACTTCCAATTCGGCACTTAATCCCAGTTGTTCAGTAGTAACTGTTGCATAATCTATTTTCGGAAGCTCCACTTCTGAAATCCCGGCTAAACTATTAGTTCCATTAATATACAGCAAAGCATTTATAAGCCCATTTGGTATTTTTGTCTGACTCATACTCCTATCCTCCTATTCCTTTTAATTTCTCAGCAAATTCTGTTAATGCATTCACATCATATTTTTTCTTAAATGTCATTGATTTTAATCCTGGAATTATTCCTAACTTTATTATCCAAGTTATATCTCCGTTTATTATATTAATAACATTATTGTCTGAAACTGATAGTTCAGCACTTGCAGATAATAAGTTTTCGGTAGACACTAATGAATTAAGTCTAATATTCATTGCTTTTGTAACAGTTTCTGCTAATTTTAAAGAAAATTTCTTATCCACTCTGTCGAAATAACTTATTACAAGCTCATTTCCAATATATTTGAACAGTCTTCTTGAATAAGAAAATTTATCCTTTGGATCAGTGGCTAATGGATTTTTAGCTGTTTCGGTTCCCCAGTTTCTCCAACCTTTGAAACTAATAGCCGTTATCACTCCATTTTTATTCAGGAAGTTAGCCTGTGTTTCCCTATCCAGTATTATTTCTTCAAAATTTCCTTGAGAATTTTTATATAATAATGAATCCATCTTATACTTATAATTCGATGGAGACTGTGAAGGTATTCCATCATTTTCGTTGTCAACAGACATTGATAGAGCGGCATAATGTAATGACTGATAATATCTTTTCCCAGCAAGTCCAATCATTCCGTATAAAATTAACTGATCCTTATCCAGTATATTTTTACTGTCCTTCCATTCGGGGATCTCGTCGTATCTTTTATCAACTGGTGCATTTATTAATGCCATAGATTCGAACATTCCACCGTTAATATTAGTTGCCTTTGTAGCCATTACAGCTGCAACATCTGATTCATGAGAAAAATCAGGAACATCTATGAATGCGGGAAGTTCTGAAAATTTCAGGAATATATCATTAATCAGTTCAAGTCCTGTCCTTTTCATTGTATTAGTGTTGTATCCACCTATTGCCTCTGTTTTAGTAACAGCTGACAGATCCGCTTCTTCATATTCAATATCTATCTTTGTTCCAGTTGAAGGCTTAGCATGTATTTCAAGCCCTTCTTCTGTCCATACAGTTAGAGCGTCCGCTATAGGCTGTGATGTAGTGTTTTCTTTAACAACAAGGGTATCAGTCATAATTTTGTGATTTTTAACTAATACTTTTCCGCCTTTCACTTCCAGTCCTTGTTCAGTTTTCTTTGATGTTTTATGCTTCGCTGGGTCAAATATATTTACAACATAAAGTGGTGCCACTGCATACAATTCAAAAAATACTTTTATTGCCTGAGATATTGAAAAATCTAAGTCATAAGTATCTCCAAAATACTCAACAGCTTCCCTGTAGTTAGCAATTCTTACA